CGGGTGGTCCGGTAGGTCCAGTAGCCCCAGTGGGTCCAGTAGGCCCATCGGATGGCCCAGTAGGCCCGGTAGGTCCAGTAGCCCAGTATCGCTAGTAGGTCCGGTAGGTCCGGTAGGTCCAGTAGGTCCAGTAGGCCCGGTAGGTCCGGTAGGTCCAGTAGGTCCAGTAGGCCCGGTAGGTCCGGTAGGTCCAGTAGGCCCGGTAGGTCCAGTAGGTCCAGTAGGTCCAGTAGGTCCAGTAAGTCCAGTAGGTCCGGTAGGCAGAGTGAATGGTGGAATAGCTGGTAAAGTAGGTCCGAGTAAATCGGGATTTATTAAAGCGGAAGATAATAACTCGTCCATAATAATTTCACCTCTAAAAAATTAGTATTTCTAATAATAAATGTGGAAATAGAGAAAAGTGAAATGGACAAGTGAAAAAATTAGACAATGGAATTTTTATAAAGGCATTATTTGAATCAAAAAGAGCACCATTTGCCCTAAGGGTGCTCTTCGACCAAGAACTATATTTTTTATTTTTTATAGTCCGTATAAGTATATGTTGTTGCTAATAAATAGTGCGATACAAGAAACACATACTGTACAAATCAACTTGTGGGTTAAGGAAAGAAAATCACATATCAAATTGATAATAATGCAATCCATCCAATAGTAAGGGCTATGTATTTTAAAATTTTCATGAATGCTCCTTTTAGATATAGGATGCACCAAGCTAGAGAATGTTATTAAATTTCAAACAAAATTCTTATTTGACAACAAATAAAAAGAGCGCTGATCAAGAGCGCTCCTTATGCCTCATTATAATGAAAGTGACGAGCTCACATTATACAGAAAGGTAGTAGTATTGTATGGAAAAACATGAGATTGGTTAATGGATTTAAATAAAATTCAAAAAATAAAAAAGAGGCCCTAGTAAACTAGGACCACAATTGAAGTATCATCTTTAAAGTGAAAGTAAAAAGATTGATATGAGCTGATTTTAACACAAATTATTAAATTTGGAAATAACGATATTTATAAAATCTTTATTTAAATGAAGAAGCCCTAGAGTTAGGGCTCTAGGGCTTCTTGTGTTGGTATAACTCACACGATTTTATAAAAAGAATAGAACGTACTGAAGATAACACATGAATGTTTCATAAATGTATCGAAAAAGTGAACAAAATCGTAATTTGTATAAAAAAATGGCTCTTACTATTACGTAAAAGCCCCACGAACAGAGAAAAAGTCGTTTGTGAAACCATATGGGAATCACACTAACATTTTAACACCTTAATATATAGTTGTCTATATGTATTGAGTGTGATAGAACTGAGCAAAAACGCTATTTGGGAAGGAAGTGATCAGGGTGGAAGTTCAATATGATGCGCAGGGTCGAATGAAGTACCATCCCGATTACCATCCGAATCATAAGAAGCCGTATACAACGAAAGAATTAGCCTACATATGTAAGTATTATGGATTCGGAAAGGTAAAGGGAATCGCTTTATCTTTAGGAAGAACGGAAAGTACGATTAGGCAGTTAGTGAATACTCTCCGGAAGAATGAGATGTTTGAAAAGTATAAAGACATGGAGGAATGAATGATGGTTGTAGAAGCAAAGGTGAAATTTGAATTAGATGAAGAACAAAAAATACAGTTTCAAAATGTAAGAGAAAACGAAGGGGAACAAGAAGCGTTTTACTTTCTAGAAGAATTGATAATGAAAGACATTGATTTAGCTGAATTTGTGGAGATGGAGTACAAGGATAAAGAATAACATTTCAGTTAAATTGAAAGGGGAAACTGTAATGGAATTAGTGGAGATCGAAGGGCAGCTATCAATATTTGATATAGATGAAACAAAAATTAAGCTGTATGAAGTCTTGGAAGCTAACGGCTACCATCACGAGATTAGGAGTTATTACCTACACAACGATTACTTGGGTGAGGTTAAATACTTCTTCGTTAGAACAACTGATGACAAGATCATCGACATGTGTTTGAGTCAGTTTCCAGAAATATTTATGGTGTATGAGGGATTCAGTGAAATTGAAATCAAGAAGATATATAAAGGAAGATTACAATAAAAATTTCATTTTGTATAAGGAATAGTCGAAACAACGATACTTAGTGTAAACATACTAAGGAGCGGATTAAATTGATTAAAGGTAATTTAGGTTTCTTTAGAAGAGGGAACAAGGTATTATAGTTGCGAGATGATCATGAGTGGAAATGGTGTTTGTGTGGGGAACCGGCTTTCCTATACTCACCAGATAAAAGTGAAGAACGGATATTTCAGTGTAGAGGGTGTTATGAAAAAGATCAGGAATAAAAGAGCAGCTAGCAAAAGCTAACTGCTCATCTCCAAGGGGGAACTAGGAGAAAGGCTAGGGACTTCATTAAATGGGTTCTGGCTATCGCCTATCTATATTATTGACGGAATATTGAGTTTTATTCAAGGGAGAGGAATTATTTACTATGTAAATCACATCAACTTATCCGTAAGTAAATATGTAAATCCTATGAGAATTAACAAATTGAACGAAATCAAAAAGATACTTTTTTGAGGTTTTTTAAACTCTTTGATCAAAGCAGAAAATGCACCAACTACTGCAATAATATAAATAATGATTCTTAATGTATCAGGCATATTTAACACTCCTATTAATTTCTAAATTGTATTATACAGGAATTTGTTTATGTGTTAAGGAGTAGTAACAAGATTTAAGGAAGATTTAAACAAAATAATCCTTTTGAAGTTATATAGGTACAATTCACACTCAATCAGTTTTTGGAATGTAATAAGGTATTAAATTAATGAAAATGCCCAAAAATGGACAGTAAAACTGTTTCGTACGAAGGAGTGAGAGGGTTGAATAACTTAAAGAAGAAGAAATTAAAAAAAGCAATTTCTCGTCGCACAAAGGTTATACAAAAATATGAGAAAGAAAGATTAGATAAAGCATGGATGAATCTTTTCATACAGTCAAGTATGACAAAATAAATACAGTCCGGCTAGAAAACTAGAGGACACCAATTCGTTAAAGCAGCAATTAATGTTGTTTTAGGAATAGGTGTCCTTTTTATTTTGAAAAGGGAGATGGGGAAATGAAGGCGCTAAAGGATCAGCTACGTGAGTGGAAAAAGCAATCAAAACAAGTAAAGAAGAAGAAACGAAAAGGAAAATTAAGCACTCGTGATATTGAAGATTTAATGGGAATTCATGAACCACGTTATGAACGTAGACGCGGAGCTTTAAGACAAAAGTAATTTGAAAATAAAAAGGAGTGGTCTTACATGACTAAACAATTATCTTTCTTACCAAAAATCGATAGAACAGCAACACAAGAGGAATTAGAAGGCGTGTTGGAAAGCGTACGTATACATAGACAATTTGGGATGATGCGTAAAGAAATGAAAGTCACTCCTTCTTATGAAATACGTGAGCACGGTCCTACACATGCAGTTGGTAAACCATTAGAAGATGTTGCTATAGCAAATATTCAACAAAGCAAACGAGAAGAATGGCTTGAGAAAATGTCATTACGTATTGATCAATTTCTAAATCGATTAGGAAACGGACGTGCAGGAAGCATTCAAAGAGATATTATTTATAAACGTTATTTAGAAGAAGAGGACGTATGTGATTATATGGTTTATAACGAAATAGGGATGTCAGAGCGTACCTATCGACGTTGGAAGTCTAAAGCGTTTTATAAACTTGCTTTTGCACTTGGATTAGAAGTTTACGGGACAGAAGAAAAGGGAGGTAATGAATAATGAATTTCGTTCAACCAATACGTAATCCAGAGCAAATACAACAAATTAAAGAGTATTTAAAAGAAAAGAGTGAACGTAATTATATCTTGTTTGTAATGGGAATTAATACAGGTTTACGTATTAGTGATATTCTAAAACTGAAGGTTGGTGACTTAAAGGGAAGCCATATCTCAATGCGTGAAATGAAGACAGGTAAGCAGAAACGTATTCAGATTACTGCCGCATTAAGAAGAGAGTTAAAGTGGTACATTGAAGATATGGAAGACTATGAGTATTTAATTAAGAGCAGACAAGGAAAGAATCGACCAATCGGAAGAAGCATGGCATATAAAATACTTAGTACTACAGCAGCAAAGTTTGGTTTAGAAGAGATTGGGACACATACATTACGTAAGACATTTGGATATCATATGTACATGCAGACAAAGAACATAGCTTTACTGATGGAGATATTCAATCATTCAAGTGAACGAGTAACGTTAAGATATATAGGAGTAAACCAAGATGCAATGGATAAAGCAATGACTAGGTTTAAAATCTAATCATTGCTTTTTTGTTCAAGAATAGCAACACATGCTTATCGACTTAAGAACAGAAACTTATGCTTGAACATAAAATCAAATTTAGATGAGCAAAGCTATTTCAAGTGAATAGAATCCACTCTTTAAGAATACATAAAAAATATATGTACAAGCGTAGTCTAATCATTACATCATTGGTGAAAGTAGAATTCTATAAATTTTGGAGGAAGAGATATGCAAAAAAAGGTTCTCCTGTTTACAGATTTAGGGATTGATGATGCGTTTGCTATACTGTACACCTTTTTTCGTAAAGACATTCAACTTGTAGGAATCGTGGCCGATTATGGAAATGTATCAAGAGAAAATGTAATAAGAAATATTAACTATTTAAAGTACATTGCGGGAAGAAAAGAAATACCTGTATTCCTTGGTGCTTCTGTACCGTTGACAGGTATATTGATTCAGTATTTTCCTGAGGTACACGGAAAAGTTGGATTAGGACCTATTATTCCACCTGAAATTTCATATCCAGTTTATCCTTTAAATGATATTTATCAAATTATAGAATCAAATTTAGAAGATCTTACAATCATCAATTTAGGAAGACTTTCTTCGCTAGCTACGACTTTTGTATTGAATTTAGAAATAATGCGAAATGTAAGAGAATGCATTTGCATGGGGGGAGCTTTTTTCTATCCAGGTAACGTAACTGCTGTGGCTGAAGCTAATTTTTACGCAGATCCTTATGCAGCAAACTTAATTCTGCAACATGCAAAGAACTTGACAATTATTCCTTTAAATGTGACCCAACATGCGATTGTTACACCTGAAATGGTCCAGCAAATCGATGCATTTCATCGGAATACACAGGATCTTGCAGGGCTCATTATTAAACCTATGTTAGATTATTATTATAATTTTTACTCCAAGTCTAATCCAGGTATAAGTGGAAGTCCTATGCATGATTTTGTAACAGTGTGGTATTTGCTAAATAGAGAGGCTGTTAGCCTTTCGAGAGTACCCATTAAAGTAATTCCTGATCAAGGGGAAGGGTTTGGTCAAAGTATTGCAGACTTTCGTTTTGTTACTAATCCAGGCTATAAAATGCATAATGTAGCTTTTCAGTTTGATTATGAAAGGTTCAGAAAGGATATTATGGAAACGTTCTTAAAGAAGAGAGTGTAAAAGATCTTGTTCATTTTATTTAACCTATAGGAATCCAACTTTTTAGGTTGAAATTCTCTTAGCATACAAAGTTTTGAAATTCTGGCTGTATTTCATCACTATCAAGCTAATAAAATAAAATCCTGCTAAAAATAAAAATCCACTGACTATTTAAATCAATTAAATGAAGTGGATTTTTATTTTGGGAGTACATTAAAACTTTAAATTGGTGCCCATGTTATTCTACCCCATTCTATACAGTTACTCATTTTTATTGTGTTGTGTAACTCAAAAGAGGAAGTGTTAGGAAGCTATGAATATCAAAGGCTGTAGCATTTGGCTTAGTTACACAAAATATAAGATATGGGTAACTGAGTAAAGAGTTTATATGATAAAATCAAAATGTTATATATTGAATTGTAATAATGTAATTTTAGGGAGAGTGCTATTTATATGGGAGAAGGAATATTGAATTATATTACTGTAATTGGACCAATGTGGGGTTTTATTGGAGCGATTATAGCATTAGGAGTTAATACATATGTTACCAACAAGGGTAAAAAGGTAGGGGTAAGGTCATATGTTGAAGTTTTAAGGGTGGCAGCTAATCTAAATGATGGGGTTTTTAAAAAAGGATCGAAAATAGTTGTCACTGATGAGTTAGAAAAGCAGCTAGCAAAAATTAAGGTTGAAGAAAGTGGAATAACTGATGAATTTAAATTGCGACCTAACTTTTTGAAGATAAAAAATATAAGCTCAAATCCCTGCTTTGGGTTAAGAATAAAAGGAATAAAACAAAACTCCACTGAAAAAGAAAAGTATATAGACTTAGAGCTTTATGTACTGAAAGATGATGAAGAAATATATATTCCAATGAAATCTATTAATAATATGATTTATCCTACGTTAATTCTGAAAGTAGAGTATACAACATTAGCGAATGAAAAAATGATATATGAAAATAAAATGACATCAAAAAATGGAGAGGTAGTAGAAATCCTTCAAAGTATTTATGTCACTAAGAAGTGGTGGAAAAACGAAAAAATAGTTAAGACTACAGCTTCAAATATAAAATGGAGAGATGTAAATTAAGTGGCAGAGTCGTGACCGCTTTTTGGCAGGAAATGTGCCGGTTGTTTTGGAATCAACGTGATATATTTGTATTGTGAGAAGTGGCGGAAAACATTTCTCACAAAATTCCTGATAATGAAAATGGATCGTCATGACCGGTGGCGATGGTTGCAGATTGGATGAATAGTTGTTTCTTGATTTCATATTCAACTGCAATTTATGTTATTCAAGCGAAGAAGGGCTTTTGCTCTTCTTCCAGTTACTTAATAATGTTGTAGCAGATGATTGTAACAGTATTAGGTGATTGGAAGAAGAATAAAACTTCACATACCGTAATTGAAGTGTAAATTAGTAATTGAGAGTAAAGCATCCATTCGGGTGTTTTTTATTTTATAAAGAAAAAAGCCCTTGATGGGCTATATGATTTTCTTCATGCCACATTGACGGCATTCTCTTAGGAAGATGAAATCTTTAACGGAACTCTTGAATGCGGTATTTCCGCAATTATCACAGCGACCACTGATTTTATCGGGATGCTCTGTGTATGTGTATATCATGCTTAGATCGTACTTTTGTTCAGGTTGTTTGCTTTCCATTAGTTTCACCTATCAATCTGAATTAATATAGCTTAAATATAATAACACAAGCGTTCACTTAGTGGATGCTTTTTATTTTAGAGGAGGATGAATGATGGTTTTAACATTAGAAGGATTAGAACAGTGTTTTAATGAAGCGAATAATCAGGGTTCTGATTATGTTGCTGTTGTTATTAGGATGGAAGGATTTCCAGAAGATGAAGTGATTATTAATGACCATTATAATATCGTTTCTAAATTGGATTATTATAAGAAAACATACAATGAGGATCTAGTACATAAATATGCTCCAGGTATTAGCATTGTAGGATTTACGCATGGATATTCGTTTTTGAATATTCAACGTAAGTTAGGGTTACTTGAGAGAAACAGTGATTAAACAAATATCAATTATCATAGGCGCAACCTTAATATGGTTAGCGTCTTATTTGTTGTTAAGGAAAGATAAGGAGGATGAACGTAAATGAAAGCAAAAACGATAACAACTATTACTTATGATCCAACAGATAACATGGAACAAGCGGCGTTTATGGAAGCGAAAAATACATTATTGAATTCCGGTTTTGAATTATTAGATGTAAGCAAACCAGCATTAGGTAATGAAATAGAAGTTACTTTTATAATGGTCATCGGCAAATGATATCAAGGGGGTGAAATAAATGAAACTAACTAAACAAGAACAAGCGGTTGTAATTGGTACATTCATTGCAATGTTAGGACAGGATCTTGTGAATGAGCGTATTGATAAACAGAAATTAGAAAGTGCAATTCCAATCTTTAATGAGTTAGAAGATAACACAACGCCAAAGCAAAAGAGAGAAGCGATGGTTAGTTTGCTTGGTAAGGCAATGGATGAATTCATTAATAGCAAGGAGTGAGATAGATGTGTGAGCATAAGTACCAGGTGTTAGATAGTGAGACTACTTCATTCTATTCTGATGCTAAACATTATGGATTAGATGTATCGGCTACTTTCTATTGTGAGAAGTGTCTTGATATTCAACACCGAGAGAAGCGAATTGATACAGGTGTGATTGAGGTAAAGGATAGTGAATGAATACAAAACCAAACAACAGAAGCGTAAGTTCTATGACAGTGGTGAATGGAAACAGATGCGCGAGCAAGTAAAGAAGCGTGACAACTATGAATGCCAGGAGTGTAAGCGTAACGGTCGAGTGCAAACTGATACCAATGAATACAGTGAGAGTGCAAGGCGTAAGAAGATTCAACTCGTTGTCCATCATATAAAAGAACTGGAACATCATCCAGAACTTGCATTAGAATTAGACAATTTAGAAACAGTCTGTGTGGATTGCCATAATAAAGAACACGGTAGAGTGTTTGTAAAAAAGATAAACAAATGGGAAAACGATGAAAAGTGGTAAAAATGATTCGATAATAACACCCCCCCTTAAAAAATTTCACCAAAAAATGATCTAAGGGGCACCGGAGGAGGGGGTTAACTGTCAGGTTTTTTTCGATTTTACGCACGTAAGGGGGGTGGGTAGATGGCTGTTAGTATTGTGAGGTTAAAAGAACAGCTCATGAATAGTATTGATATTACTGATTTAGTCGAAGTTGAAAAGGTAGAAAGATATATTGATCTTGTAAAAGCATTTAGAAAAATAAATAAAACTATTAATAAAGAAGGCGAGTCCGTAACGATAAAAAACGGTTCTCAAGTTTTTGTTAAAGCCCACCCTCTTATAAGTGAGAGGAATAAAATTAACAGTTCATTAATTGCTTTGGGAAGAGATATAAAGTTAGTTCCTAAAGTGGGTGCGTCTAATTCAGGCTATAGCCCAAGTGATTTAATATGATTAGGCAAAAGTATGTAGAAGAATACATTGAGCTTTATAGAAGTGGGAAAATAAAGTTCAACAAAGAAAGAGAACTGTTAATTGACTATCTGGAAAAATACGTTTTGAATAGAGACGATTTGTATTTTGATGATGAAATGATTGATAAGTGTATCCGATTTGGTGAGAAGTGGTACTTCCCTTTACAATCATTTCAAAAATTCTTAATAGCATTCGTCTTTTTATTTTACAAGAAAAATAGTCGCGTTTTTTATCGTAAGTTCCTATGGATGCTTGGGCGGGGTGGTGGCAAAAACGGATTAATATCAGTCATCATTCATTTTTTAATTAGTGAAATGCATGGTATTCCAGAGTATAACATTTCCGTTGTTGCAAACAGTGAAGAGCAAGCGAAAACAAGTCCAGATGAAGTTCATAAGTGCGTTAAACGTAATGAAATATTGCAACGAGCATTTAAGACAACATTAACTCAAACTGTTTCTAAAGCCACAGGAAGTGTATTGAAGTTTAGGACATCCAACGGAGATACAAAAGATGGTTTGCGTGATGGTGCGGTTGTATTCGATGAAATACATCAATATGAAAGTAATAAAGATGTTCGAGTCCACATTAGTGGTTTAGGGAAAAAGAAAAATCCACGTGAGTTTTACATTGGTACAGATGGATATGTTCGTGATGGTTTCTTAGATAAACAAAAAGAAAAAGCGATGAAGGTATTAAATGGTGAAGCACGTCCGAATGCTATCTTTCCATTCATTTGCAAATTGAATGATGAAAAAGAAGTTGATGATCCGGATAATTGGGAAATGGCAAATCCAATGTTATCTCAGCCGTTAAGTGAGTATGCTGAAGGCTTGCTTGAAACAATAAAAGAAGAGTATGAGGATTTAGAGGACGATCCAAGTAACCGAGAAGAGTTCATGACAAAGCGAATGAACTTACCTGTTACAAATTTAGAACGATCTGTTGCAAAATGGTCAGAAATCCTTGCTACAAATCGTCCTTTTCCTGATTTATATGCCCAAGAATGTATAGGAGCGTTAGACTTTGCGAGTATTCGGGACTTTGCGGCATGTGGTCTATTATTTAGAAAAAATGGGGAGTACATTTTTAAAACTCATTCGTTTGTTCGAAAAGAATTTGTTGATATCTATTATGGATACTCTAAAAAAGCAGGAGAGTTCAAAAAACAAAAATTTGCTCCAATTAAAGAGTGGGAAGAGCAAGGATTACTAACAGTTGTTGATGAGCCGACTATTAATCCTCAACATATTGTTGATTGGTTTGTAGAAATGCGAGAACAATATGGAATTAAAAAGATTATAGCTGATAACTTCAGAATGGAAGCTATAAGACCGCTATTAGTAGCAGAAGGCTTTGAGATAGAGGTTATACGAAATCCAAAAGCAATTCATAGTTTGTTAGCTCCACGTATTGAAATGGCATTTGCAAATAAACAAATTATTTTTGAGGATAATCCGTTAATGCGTTGGTATACGCAAAATGTGTTGGTTGTTATCAAAAGTGATGGAAATAAAATATACGAAAAGAAAGAGCCTGTTCGTAGAAAAACAGATGGGTTCCAATGTTTTGTTCATGCTCTTTATCGGGCGGATGAAATACAAGAAGCGACTGATTTTGTTATAGGCAACATTAAATTCTAATAAAGGGGGTGATAATCATTGGATGGTTAGGTTCAGTGTTTAGAAGAAATAAAGAACTAGAATTTATGCTGGATCTGGATGCATTAACCGATACAGCAAACAGACTTCATATGAAACGTTTGGCAATTGATACATGTGTATCATTTTTAGGAAGGACGATTAGTCAATCTGAATTTAGAGTAAGAAATGGTAAAGCATTTAAGAAGGATGAGCTTTATTATCGATTAAATGTAAGACCAAACAAGAATATGACCGCAAGTACTTTTTGGGAAAAGTTTGTTCGCAAACTTATTTATGATAATGAGTGTTTAGTCATACAAGCAGATGATGGTGATTTACTTATTGCGGATGGATTTCAACATAATGAGTATGTTGTATTTGAAGATACTTTTACTGATGTAAGGGTAAAGGATTATACGTTTAAGAGAAGCTTTAAGCAAAGCGAAGTTATTCATTTGAAGTATCGAAATGATAAACTATCCCCACTTATCGATGGGTTGTTTGCGGATTATGGGGATTTATTTGGAAGGATATTAAACTCACAGAAACGTAAAAATCAAGTTCGCGGCACAGTTGATATGGATATGATTGGTGCCAAAACAGAAGAACAAATAGCGAAGTTACAAGAGTTTATAGACAACATGTATAAGTCAATTGGTTCAAAAGATATAGCTATTGTTCCACAACAAAAAGGTATAAATTATAACGAGATATACAATGGTGTTGCGAATGGTCCAAGCGTGGAAGAAATTAATAAAGTAACAAATGGTTTCTTAAATCAAGTAGCTATGGCAATTGGTATTCCTATAGCTTTGATATATGGAGAAATGGCTGATGTAGAAAAGCAAACGAAAAATTATATGCTTTTCACAGTACGACCATTATTAAAAAAACTATCTGATGAAGCGAACGTTAAATTCTTTGAAATGAGTGAATATCTTTTGGGGCAAAAAATTGAGGTTAAAGCTGTTTCCTATCAAAGTATATTTGATCTTGCGACAAGTATTGATAAGCTCATTTCTTCAAGTGCATTTACAGGAAATGAAATTCGTTCAGAAGTAGATTATGAAGAGTCAGATGATCCAAATCTAAATATCCATCATATTACGAAGAACTATACAAAATTAAATGAATCTGAAGGGGGTGAGAAATGATGGAACATGTGAATATGAATAAGCTTTTGAATTTAAAGCGAGATATTCGTTTTGAAGCTAAAGGTGAAAATGAATACAAATTAACTGTTTATGGGTCAATTGGTGGATGGTTTAGTGAAAACAACGCTGAAGCAGTAAGAAGAAAAATTCAAGATGTTAAAGCAGAAAAAATTCACGTTCATATTAATTCTGGTGGAGGTTCCGCTTTTGATGGTGTAGCAATTTGCAATCAGTTAAAGCAACATAGTGCAGAAATTATAGTTCATATTGATGGTTGGGCAGCTAGTGCGGCATCTGTAATTGCAATGGCAGGTGATAAAATCATTATGCCTAGTAATACTATGATGATGATTCATCAAGCAAGTACCTTTGAATATGGAAATGCAGATCTTTTTGAAAAAACAGCAAGAGATCTACGTAAAATTGATTCAGCTTTAGCAGCATCTTATAAAAAGCGTTTTGTTGGAACAGATGAAGAATTAAAACAACTTTTAAAAGATGAAACTTGGCTAACAGCAGAGGAAGCAGTTGCTCTTGGTTTAGCTGATGAAATTGCTGATGAAATTGAAATTGATGATACGCAAGAAGATGAAGAAGAGGAAGTTGTAGAAAACTTCAAAGAAGGGTTAGTAGCTAAGTATACAAAACAACCAAATAATCAAAATCCAGAAGAGCCTATTCAAGAGCCTGTTAATGTAAAACAGAATCTGAGTACGCTCTTTTTAAATTTAGGAGGAAAATAAAATATGGTGATTAAATTTAATAATTTTGAAGAGAAAAAACTAGCTTTCGCGAAAGCAACGCAGGAAGGTACAGCAGAAGAACAAACAGCAGCATTAAACTCCATGATTGAAGCACTTGCTACAGATGTACGAGCAGATATTTTAAATCAAGTGAATGAATCAATGGTAGATCGTTCTATTATGCAATCTCGCGGTGCGAATGTATTAACAAGTGAGGAAATGAAGTTCTTTAATGCAGTTGTGGAAGAAGGCGGTTTTAAGTCTACTGAAACTTTACCTAAGACAACACAAGAGAGAATTTTTGATGATTTAGTTCAAGGTCATCCGTTGCTAGATCATATTGGTTTAGAGAATTTAGGAGCCGTGACAGAATTTATTTATGGAGATCCAGAGGGTGCAGCTGTATGGGGACCATTATTTGGTGATATTAAAGGACAATTAAATGCTACATTCCGAAAAGAATCAATTACTCAACTAAAATTAACAGCATTTATTCCATTAGCAAATGATATGTTGAAGCTTGGTCCAGTATGGGTGGAGCGATATGTTCGCACTATGATTACAGAAGCAATGTCAGTAGGTTTAGAGCGTGGTTTTGTAGCTGGTACGGGTAAAAATGAACCTATTGGATTATTAAAAGACCCTAGTGGAAGTGTCACGAATGGAGTATATCCAGATAAAAAAGTTGCTGGAACTTTAACTTTCGAGCCTGGTCGTAAAACAATTAATGAATTAAAAGGCGTGGTCAAATTATTGGCTAAAAAATTAAATCCCGATGGTAAAACAGATGCAGATAGACCAAAAAATGTAGCTGGTAAAGTAGTTATGGTAACAAATCCATTCGATACTTTTGACATTCAAGCAAATGCTACAATTCAAAATGCGGCAGGTGTATATGTAACGAGCTTACCTTTTAATCCAATCCCAACAGAATCTGTATTTGTACCTCAAGGACAAGTGGTGTTCTTTGTTAAAGGCGAGTATATTGCAGCGATGGGCGGAACGGAACCAATCAAAAAGTTTGAAGAAACTCTAGCTTTAGAAGATGCAACGCTTTATATCGCCAAACAATACGCTACAGGTAAACCAAAGGATAAATACACTTCACAAGTTTACACATTGAAACTTGAAGAAGTAACCCCACCAACACAAGGGTGATGTGAATGGATAAGGTAATTTCGAATGAAATATTACAGCAATTTAAAGACAGGGTGCACTTAGGTGATGATGAAGATGATAACCTAAGACGCATTCTTTTTGCATCCACAAAAGCTTTAATAAAAGATTGTGGAGCATATGACATAAATGAAGATGAGACGTTCAAAGAATTAGTTTTTGAGCGTTCTCGTTATGTTTATAATGATGCGCTTGAGTATTTTACTAAGAATTTTTTAACCGAAATTAATAGTTTTGGGATTGCAAAAGCTTTAGAAGAAATTAAATTGGACGGTGAATGATATGCGTCCTTTTCAGTATAAAAAACCTTTAAATACAGGTGATTGTAGAAATCGGATTATCATTGAACAACCTGAAGTAATAAAAGATGAATTGAATCAAGAAGTTGAAACAGGGAATTGGCAAGAAGTTAAAAAGGCATGGGCGATGATAAAAACGGTAAAAGGTTCGGAGTATATTGAAGCTTCAGCTTCACAGTCTACACGAATTTATCGTTTTGTAATTCCTTATACAACAGGTATTACAGAATTAATGCGAATTAAAATGAAGGATCGTATCTTTGATATTATCGAACCGCCAATGAATGATGATGAAATGTATCAAACATTGACTATTATCGCAAAGGAGCATGTTTAAAATGAATGATTTTGCGAGCGATCTTGCTAGAGAATTACAAAGATATGCGAATGTTGTGGAAGAAGAATTACTGACAGCACAAGAAGAAGTAGCTGATCAAGCCGTAAGTAAATTAAGTCAAAGTGGTCCTAAAAAAACCGGTGCTTATCGTAAAGGTTGGCGTAAGAAAAAAGAAGGTAATAGTGTTGTTGTCCACAATACAAAAGGTCAATTAACGCATCTTCTGGAAAACGGTCATGCAAAGGCTGGTGGTGGGCGTGTTCCAGCTCAAGTGCATATTCGTCCAGTTGAAGAGTATGTAATTAATGAGTTACCAAGACGGATTGAAAGGGCGCTTGAATAATGACATTAGGTGAATTAACAAAAATCCTTGAAGCTACAGGTTATCCTGTGGCTTATTCGCATTTCACAGCAACACCAACGAAGCCAGTACCAGCACCACCTTATATTTGTTTTCTTGTGGATGGATCAGCAAATTTAATGGCTGATAATAAGGTTTATCACAAGATAGACGATGCAAATATTGAGCTTTACACAGCTAAAAAAGATTTAGTTGCAGAAGCAAAACTTGAAAAAGTCCTAGACGATTATGAAATTCCTTATGACTCGTATGGGACTTTTATTGAATCTGAGAAATTATTTCAAAAAATATATGAAACGAGGTTGATATAAATGACTAAAGAAAATAAAGTCGCATTTGGTTTGAAAAACGTTTATTACGCACTTTATGACGTTACAGATGGAGTGATTACATTTAAAACGCCAGTCCCAATTCCAGGTGCAGTTGAATTAACGTTTGATCCACGCGGAGATTTAATTGAGTTCTATGCAGATGACATGCTTTATTATGCAGCAAGTAATAACCAAGGTTATGATGGAACGTTATCTATTGCGACTATTCCGGAACAATTTGCTATCGATGCGTTAGGCGAACAGTTAGATGAAACAGACGGTGTATTAAATGAGTTAGCTGATGCAAAAGGCAAACCATTTGCTCTATTGTTTGAGTTTGATGGTGATGTGAATGCAACTCGACACGTTATGTACAATAACTCGGCAAGTCGACCAACTATCGCATCTAAAACGAAAACAAATTCAGCTGAACCTAATACAAATGAACTTAAGTTTGTTTCTAGCCCTATTGATATCAATGGAAAACGTATGGTTAAAACAAAAACAACTTCTAAAACAACTCAAGAAATTTATAACAACTGGTATAAAGAAGTGTATGTAAAAAAAGCAGCAGCACCAAAAGGAGCGTAATAGTAAATGGAAAAGACAATTACAATAGACGGAAAACAAGTCAGATTAAAAAGTACAGCGGCAACAGTTAAAAAGTATAAAGCACAATTTAGACGTGATTTATTTGCGGATATGTTCAAATTAGGAGTTATTGCTCCTTCAAATCCTCAAGCTGTCGCTACTATTGATTTAGCGAATGCAGATTTAAGTAAAGTAGATTTTGAGGTTGTTTATGATCTAGTTTGGTTATATGCCAAAGCAGCAAATCCAGAAATTGCTGACCCAATTACATGGTTAGATGGTTTTGATGAGTTCCCTATCTCTGAGATTCTTCCAGAAATTATGGACATGATTCAAAGTACGATGGGCGCAAAAAAAAAATAAAGAAAAGTAATGGAGAGCAAGGGACTTTCAGTGATGAAGAATTAACCACTGATACGTTCCTTGCTCTTTGTTATAAAGCGAAACTAACAAGTTGGGATTTAGAAGATATGACAATTGGTGATTGCTTTGACTACATTGCTGAATTCGCCGAAATGGAGAATCCAGACAAAGAAAAAGTTAGAAAAGCAAATCAAAAAGACTTCGATTCATTCTAAGAAAGGGGTGAGAAAATGGCGGGAAGAATTAAAGGTATTACGATTGAAATCGGTGGCGAAACTACAGGTCTTCAAAGTGCTTTAAAAGACGTAAATAAACGTAGTAATGATTTAACAAAAGAGTTGAAAGATGTTGAACGGTTACTAAAGTTTGATCCTGGTAATGTGGAAGCATTAGCGCAAAAACAACAGTTACTCACACAACAAATAGAAAATACAACGCAGAAATTAGATAAATTAAAGGCAGCGGAACAACAAGTACAAGCCCAATTTCAAAACGGTAAAATTTCTGAAGAACAATATCGTGCTTTTAGGCGTGAGATTGAATTTACAGAAGGGTCTCTTAATGGTCTGAAAAATAAGCTTGGAAACATGAAGGCTGAACAAGATAATGTAGCGAGTTCCACAAGGCAATTAGAAACATTGTTTAGCGCAACTGGGAAAAGTGTTGATGATTTTGCAGGAGCATTAGGGAATCGTCTTGTGAATGCAATTAAAAGCGGCACAGCAACAAGTAGACAATTAGACCAAGCGATTGGTCTTATTGGTCGTGAGGCATTAGGAGCAGAAGGTGACATTGAAAAATTACAGCGAGCGCTACGATCTGTGGATTCTGGTAATTCTATTCAACAAGTACGAAATGAATTAAGGGACTTACAGCAAGAAGCTGGTAGAACAGAGAAGAAATTTGAGGGGTTAAAAATAGGATTAGAAAATGTCATTGGTGGAATGGCAGCGGGTGGCGGAATTGCAGCCGCTATTGAAAAATCGATGGATATGTCAAAGCTACAAACAAAGATTGATATCGCTTTTGATGTTCCAGAGTCATCGAAAAAATCAGTTGAAGAAGCTGTAAGAGGTATTTCCGCTTATGGATTAGATGCTGAGGAATCTCTTGCAGGTGTACGAAGACAATGGGCTTTAAATAAAGACGTAAGTGATGAAGCGAATGCAGCAATCGTAAAAGGCGCAGCGGCAATTTCTCAATCTTATGAAGGGATAGATTTTACTGAACTAATCCAAGAAACAAATGAAATTGGAAATGAGTTAGGGATTTCACAAGATGGCGCTCTTAGTATGGCTGATGCTTTACTTAGAATAGGATTCCCACCAGAACAATTAGATATTATCGCTGAATATGGCGGACAACTGACACGTGCAGGATATAACGCTGAAGAAGTACAAGCGATTATGGAAGCTGGCGTTGAAACTGGAACCTGGAATATTGATAATCTTTTGGACGGATTGAAAGAAGGTCGTATTAAAGCGGCTGAATTCGGTCAAGGTGTCGATAAAGCTATGACAGAAGCTCTTGAAGGTACAAAAATTTCAGCAGAACAAGTTGAAGTATGGGGGAAAGCTGTAGCTAACGGTGGTAAAGCAGGTTCAATGGCTATGACTGAAATTGCACAAGCTTTATCAGAAGTTGATGATGAAACAAAACGGAATGAATTAGGTGTTAAATTTTTTGGTACGATGTATGAAGATCAAGGGCAAAACATCATAAATACTTTGCTAGGTGCAAAAGAGAAAACAGTTGATTTTGGAAAACAACAGGATAAATTGAATGATTCCATTAAGAAAATGGATGCAAACCCAGCAGTTAAATTCCAAAAAGCAATGCAAGATTTACAAATGGCTCTCAAACCTGTTCTTGGAGTTATAGCTGATGTTGTTGCTAAAATTGCGGATTGGATTTCTAATAACCCAAAGTTAGCAGCTACATTAGCAGCTATAGCAGTAGCTATAGGTGTAATTTCAGGAGCATTTATGGCGTTAGCCCCAATAGTTGTTGTCATATCGACCATAGGGGCGGCAATGATGGGATGGGTAGCATTAATTGCGATTGTTGTAGCGGCAGTTGTTGCTTTAGCTGTAGCTATTTATCAAAATTGGGATTCTATAACGAAATGGACTATTGATACTTGGAATTCAATTGGAGAGTTCTTAGTAGGAATATGGGATAGCATAGTACAATGGGCAAGCGATACTTGGAATAGTATTAGTGAATCTACATCGGAAGTCTGGAACTCAATTAAGGAATTCTTAATAGGCTTATGGAATGGAATAGTTGAGTTTGTTGTAAACTGGGGAACCACAATTTTAGAAGCGTACATTGGTATTTGGACTTCTATTTTTAATTTCTGTATGGAAATTTGGAATGAAATTGTAGAATACCTTACTTCTGTCTTACAAGGAATAGCAATCTTCTTCACTGAGGTATGGACTTCAATTTCAACGTTCTTCCAAGAGACATGGAATGGTTTAGTTGCCTTTTTAACTCCTATTTTACAAGGGATAGCTGATTTCTTTTCTATGATCTGGAATGGCATTGCCACAGTGATTCAAACTGTATGGAATTTTATTACCCAATACTTACAAGCGATTTGGACAGCAATTTTATATTTTGCTACACCAATATTTGAAGGTATAAAGAATTTCATTTCTGAATGCTGGAATACGATTAGTTCTACTACAAGTTTTGTATGGGAAACAATTAAGAATTTCTTAGTTTCTTGTTGGAATGGTCTTGTAGCATTTGTTTTGCCGATTTTTGAACAAATTAAATCTTGGATCATTACGGTGTGGAATACAATCAGTACAACAACAGTAAATGTATGGAATGCAATTAAGAATTTCTTGCAATCATGTTGGAATGGAATAGTTGCTTTTGTGGTACCAATTTTCAATTCGATAAAAGGATGGATTATAAATACATGGAACACGATTAGTTCTACAACAAGTGCGGTATGGAACGCTGTAACAAACTACTTATCTAGTTTATGGAATTCAATCGTTTCTATAGCAAGGGCTATTTTTAATAACATTAAAGAGGCTATTTCAACAGTTTGGAATATGATTAGTAGTGCAAGCGTCAGCGTATGGAATGGCATTAAATCTACTCTTGCGAGTATTTGGGAAGGGATTAAATATACAGCAGCATCAATATGGAGTGGATTGACAAATGCAATTATGACACCTGTAAAATGGGTAACGAGGGCTGTTATTGGTGCGTTCCAAGGTATGCAATCAGCTATACTCGCTGTGTGGGATGGAATTAAAAGTGGTATAAAAGCAGCTATTAACGGACTTATTTATATGATAAATAAATTCATTTATGCATTTAATACACCAGCACAATTATTAAATAGAATTCCTGGTGTGAGCGCTCCTACGATTCCGTATGTACCGATGCTTGCTAAGGGTGGAAAGCCTGTAGGTGATGGTTCATTTATTACAGGAGAAGCTGGACCAGAATTGTTTACTAAGAAAGGGAATGCCATTACGGTTACACCTTTATCATCAAAAGAAAAATCACTTGGTATAACAGGAACAATGAATCAATTGATGGGGGACATGAGCCGTATGATGGCTAGTTCTATGAATCAATTGTCAGGTTTAAAGACTGTTATGAGTGGTGTATATGGAAATATGTCAAATAGTAGACAAGCTATGACAAACAGCGTTGCAAATCAAGTATTCAATTACTCTCCTGGATTATCCGGTGATAATAGGGTAAATCCAATGCAGGGTGGCGACTTAGTAGTAGAAGTTCCTGTTGTTTTAGATGGGCGAGATGTGGCACGCGGTACTTATCGCTATACAACTGAATATCAAGAAAGAGAGGCAAAAAGAAACGCAGACTTTTAAGTTTGTGTTTCTTTTATTTTATAAAGAAATGGGGTGTTAAAGTGAGTTCTTTTACATTTAACAAGGAGCGTAAAAACTTTATTCAAATTGCAAAAGGATGGAAAAGACCAGCTTGGGCGCCGTTAAAAAGGAATTTTTTAAGTGTTCCTGGATATCCAGGTGCAAGATTATTAAACACACAAACGGAAATGCGTGTTTTATCTATTCCTGTAGGAATTATCGTCCCTGATGGATCGGATTTAGAAATCATAAAAGAAGAAATTGCAGATTGGTTAATTACGGAGCAACCGGCAGAGCTTACTTTCGATGTAGAACCAAACAGAACATATTTAGCTGTTGTGGATGATAGCTTTGATCCAGATGAATTTGTAACACTTGGAATCGGCACAATAAAATTTGTTTGTCCAATTCCTTATAAGCTAGGGAAAGTGAAAACTCACACATTCACTCAAAGTTGGTCTACTGAGATTACCTCAGAGTTCACGAATAAAGGAAGTGTAGAAGCTCCGGCCTTAATTGAAATGACTGTAAAAAAACCAAGCACTTTTTTAGATGTATGGTTTGGTAAATATCCTTTAGAACGAAACTATTTCCGTATTGGTTATCCCCTAACTGTGGAGGAAACAACGGTACAAGAGCGTGAGCGTGTGTTATGGGATGAAATGGCTTCGCCTATAGGCTGGACTCCTGTTACTGGACAATTTGACGATATGAAGGGGACAGGTAGTTTTAAATCAAGGGGCGGTTACGCACTATATTGTGAAGAATACGGAGAGGGGAAAGGATTTTACGGTGCCATAGCTAAGAAAAGTATTCCAGGCGGTCCATTACAAGATTTTGAAATGGAGGTATGGATGACTTTAAAATCCAAAAATATTGAAGAAATGGGTCGTTGTGAAGTTCTCTTATTGGATGAGGCAAGTAATCTGGTAGCACGCATTAACATGAATGATTTATACGTAACGGCAGAAATTACAAAAGCACATATGAAAATCGGGAATAGCGGAACGCCTAATAGCATTCGGAAATTAGTAGATACAAGCGGCTATTACTTATCTACTTTCAATCAATTTCGAGGACGCTTACGTATTGCTAGAAGAGGGACAAAATGGTCTGTATATGTAGCTAAATTTATAGATGGTAAAGAGATAGACGGGGCTTCCCTAGTTGAACAATGGAACGATGTTGACAACAGTAATCCAATGACAAACCGAAAAATCGCACAAGTTATGATTGCCCTTTGTAAGTGGGATAATCACCAGCCTGTTAACGAAATGCAATTTGATGATTTAAAGATTTGGAAGGTAAACAAAGTCCCTTCTAATACAAAACCTTATATTTTCGATGCAGGAGACAAAGTAATTATTGATACAGAAAAAAGCCTTGTTACGATTAACGGAAAAGATGCAATTAATATTAAAGATATTTTTAGTGAATTCCCTAAGATCATTCGTGGAGACAATCGTATTGATATTATGCCACCAGATGTTACAGCTACAATCAGTTACAGGGAGAGATATAGATGAGAGCGCCAAGTGGTGAATTGCATGTTGTTGATTTTAAAACAGAACAAATTGTAGCATCTATTCAACCCAAAGATTATTGGGATGATAAACGACATTGGGAAATCAAAAATAACATTGATACATTAGAGTTTCGAGTATTTGATAATACAAGGCATTCATCCACACTGATGCAGCAAAACTTAGTATTAAAAGAAGTGCGTGATGGTCGTATCGTTCCTTATGTAATTACTGAAATTGAAAAGAATTCTGATGATAGATCAGTAATGGCTTATGCATCTGGCGAATGGATTCAACTTGCTAAAGCTGGAATTATCCCTCCACAAAAATTAGAAGGTAAGACTGTAATAGAAATGATGGATATAGCTCTTGCAGGTACGAAATGGAAAAAAGGAAATTTAGAGTATGCTAGTTTCCGTTCTATGACTATTGATGAATTTATTGATCCATTAAGCTTTCTAAAAAAGATAGCATCATTATTTGAACTAGAAATACAATACCGTGCTGAAGTTGTAGGCTCTCAAATCGTTGGGCGTTATATAGATATGGTAAAGAAGCGTGGTCGAGAAACAGGAAAAGAAATAACCCTTGGTAAAGATTTGCTGGGGATTAAACGGATTGAAAACTCTCAAAATATTTGTACAGCCTTACTAGGTTTTGTGAAAAAAGAAGGTGGAGAGTTTGTTACTATTACAGAAATAAATGGTGGTGTCCCTTATCTTGTGGACAGCGATGCATTTCAAAGGTGGAATGAGAAAGGACAACATAAATTTGGATTCTATAGTCCTGAGACAGAAAACGAAGACATGGATTCAAAACGATTAATGACCCTTATGAATACAGAGTTAAAAAAACGTGTGAATTCTTCTATTTTTTATGAAGTTGAAGCACAATCAATCGGTCGTGTATTCGGACTAAATCATGAGTTAATTAATGATGGAGATACAATCCGAATAAAAGATACAAGGTTTACACCTAAATTGTATTTAGAAGCAAGGGCAATTGCTGGCGATGAATCATATAAAAATCCATTGCAAGATAAATATGTGTTTGGAGATTATCATGAGATTGTTGATCCGAATGAAGAATTAAGGAAGATTTATAATCGTATCCTTAGTTCGTTAGGTAATAAGCAAGAAATGATAGATCAGTTAGATAAACTAGTGAACGAAGCTAATGAAACAGCTAATAATGCAAAGAAGGAGTCAGAAACAGCAAAAACACTGGCTGAAAAAGTACAGGAGAATATTAAAAACAATACCGTTGAAATCATTGAATCGAAGTACCCACCGACAACAGGACTTAAAGATAGAAAAACATTATGGTTAGATATTTCTAATGGTAAGCCAGGTATTTTAAAACTCTGGAAAGATGGTATTTGGGACCCGGTAGTTCCTGATGTGGAGTCAGTTAAGAAAGAAACACTTGAACAGGTCAATCAAGATATCGAATCCACAAAATCAGAGTTGAATCAAAAGGTACAAACCGTGGAAAGTAAAGCGCAAGAAATTGCTGGGCAAATAGTAGATGTTCAAAAACAAGTTAATAATAAAGTGGATCAAACATGGATTGATAGTCAGCTTAAAGATAAGGCTGATAAAACTGGTGTATACACAAAAGATGAAATTAAAGATGGTTTCATCGGTAAACAAGTTTATGAAACCGATAAACAGGGGAACGTACAGAAGTTCCGAGATATCAATACTTCCATCGGTCAAACAAATGAAGCTCTTACACAGAAAGCTGAGAAGTCCGAATTAAAGAAAACTAATGAAGGTTTAACGCAGTTGGAGCAAAAGACGAATGAAATTAAGACAACTGCTGATGGTACGAAACAAACCCTTATAGAACTTAAAACGCAAGTGGATAATACAGTTAGTGGTGTTCGTAATTATGTTTTGATTGGAAATCGAGAATTTATATTTACAAATACGAATGAAACCGAAAGTAAAGGTGATGCACTTGATATTTCTAAAGATGCATACAATGACTTTAGAGGAAAACAAGTCTATTTAAGTTTTGATGCTGAAACAATTAACCTCAAACATGGAGTAGCAAGTAATAATAGCGTTGGTATTGAATTAAGAGTTGAATATGCCGATGGAAAAATATCGTGGTTTGAAGCGTGTTATAGGAAAATTGTTCCAGAGGGGACTAATAGATATAAGAGATATGGGAAAGTGTCACAAGTAATAGAAGATAAAGAAATCAAATTTATGAGATTGCAAATCTTTTTACGATCAGCTTCAGGCACTGTGAAAATGAAAAACTTCCAAGTCGAAGTAGGTAATAAGCCATCATCGTTTAAATTAGCCAATGAAGATCAGGTTACAGGAACAGACTTCACTAAAAAGACAGTAGAAATCGAGTCCACTATTAAAGGCATTACTACTTCTGTTTCTAATATCCAAAATGAACAGGGTAAACTTACTGAGCGTGTAACGAAATCTGAGCAGACAGCTGATGGATTTAAAACTTCTATTGAATCTTTAACGAAAAAAGATACTGAAATTAGCAGTAAATTAAATACAGTCGAACAAACTGTAGAAGGCACAAAGAAGACGATTTCCGATGTACAACAAACAACTAATGATTTAAAGAAAACAACTACTGACATAAAAGAAGAAGCTGGGAAAATTTCTACAAAATTAGAGCAGGTTGAAGCTCGTACAGTAGGCGGCGAAAACTGGCTTATTAACACTGGACCAAACGAAAAACCGCAAACAATTGGAATGGTCGGAGGTGCTCAAGTAAACAAAGCTAAATTCGCTGTACAGCCTGGTGAATACATCGTGTTAGAGTGTTCGGATCATACCGACTCTTTCTATCAATTCCATTTAGATAATACAAAAATGGGAGACTTTGAAAAAAGTAAAGACATGACACTCTCTCTGGATTTACAAAATGACGTTCATGTTGACTTCATTTTATTCCAGTTTATCAATGGCGTATGGGGTGAAAATGTACAAAAGGGAGTACCTGCATCAAATGTTTGGAAACGTGAGGTATGGACATTCAATATTGATACGCGCGCTACTGGTTGGGGATTACGTTTAAGATTCGCCAGAAATACAAATTCCATTGGTAAAAGATTCAGATTCAAAAAACCCAAACTTGAAAAAGGGTCAATTCCCACTGACTTCAGCAAGTCAACTTATGAGTTGGAGCAAAGTGTGGACGGTGTAAAAACTACTGTATCTAAGGTGCAGGATAGTCAAGTTGGATTCGAAAAGCGCATGACTACAGTTGAACAAACAGCAAGCGGATTGTCCTCCACAGTTAGTAATTTAAACAATGTAGTATCAGATCAAGGAAAGAAACTTACTGAAGCAAATACCAAAATTGAACAACAAGCAACAGCAATCAATGCAAAAGTCGAGCTAAAACAAGTAGAGGACTATGTTGCTGGGTTTAAGATACCTGAGTTGAAGCAGACTGTTAATCAAAATAAAGAACTTTTATTAGATGAATTAGCTAACAAACTTGCAACTGAACAATTTAATCAGAAGATGACTCTTATTGATAACCGTTTTACTATCAATGAACAAGGTATCAATGCCGCAGCAAAAAGGACAGAAGTATATACGAGGATACAAGCAGATGGACAATTTGCTAAGGATTCCTATGTAAGAGATTTAGAAGGACGTATTCACATTACTGAGACCAATATCCTTAGTACTGTGAAAAAAGGCGATATCATTTCGGCTATCAATCAAACAGCAGAAACTATTAAAATTAAAGCGGGTAAAATAGAGTTAGATGGAACAACTATAGCAAAACATTTAGAAGCGCAGGAACTTAGAGGTACAACCATACGCACAGACAATGGTATTAATTATGTTCATATTCAAAAGCAATTCATCCGTTTAATGGAGTCAAATATAAGCAGGGTTTACCTTGGATACTATAAAGATCGTACAAGCCAAATTCAACCAACAGTTGTATTAGGGGGAGATTCTGATTTCCAAGACGGTTCGGTTGTTTTAAGTAAACAACCAACGCAAGGATTCTTAGGAATAATAAACGGAAAAGATTCTAATGGAGAACCTTATTTTGTAAGCTCTGTTGTATTCAAAAGATCAGGTGAATTGAATCTTAACGCAGGAATGAATGGCAATGTAACTGTTAAAGCTGGTATAGGTATAAATCATTATGCGCAAGGTGGGTCGTATTGGGTAGAAGCTACTGGTGGTATCGGATTAAAAGGTGGAAATAAAAACGTATTGATAGATAGTCGAACAGCTATTGTTTTCAGCTTAAAAGATAAGAATATGCTTGATGTAGTAGACTACAATGGAGATACGGATTTACGGTTCCAAACATTAACGCTTAGAAATGGAGCATCTAGCTATGCGGGTAAATTACAGGTTAAATCCGGTGCAGGTACTTCTTTTTCGCCTGTAGTGGCAAGCAATTTTGAAACGTCATCGCAACGTAAGTACAAAACAAACATTCGAGATGTACAGTTTAGCGCTTTAAGAAAAAATTATGGCGTTAAATATTCAACAATACAATTTGAAAACGGATATGGAACAATTATATGAAATGCGAATGAATCGTCAAGATAACGATCCGGTACTTACTACTAATGATATTCAAACTCGATACGGTTGGATTGCAGATGATGAAAGTAATCCGGAATGTTTTGTTACAAAAGAAAAAAATGCAGCTGAAATATACTCTTCAATAGCACTTCAAATAAAAGCGTTTCAAGAAGAAAAACATGCTAAAGATGCTGAGATTGAAGAGTTAAAAGAAGAGAATAAACAAATGAACCGTAGAATTGAAGTGTTAGAACAATTGTTAGTTCAAAATTTAATTGATAAGAAACCAAAGCAGCTATAAGCTGTTTTTTTATTTTGTACAAAATACGGCTTTTATAAGAAAAGAGGGACAAATAGATGTCTCTCTTTTTATTTTGAAATGAGGTGGTCAAAGTGGAAGGATTACAAGAAGTAAGAAGTGATGTTCAAGAAATAAAGCAAGATATTAAGGACATTCGCTTAGAGATTAAAAGTTTAGAAATGCGGACAACAGGTAACGAGAAAGACATTATCAATATCAATAAGCAATTAGATAAGATTAGCGCTAACACTACCTGGATCTTGCGACTTATTGTAGGTGGAATTATAGGCGCAGCACTCACTTTCTTAATGAAAGGAGGTGGTATGTAATGTTTGAAATTACTGTAATGATTGGAATTGTAGTTGGTCTTTCACAGATTGGAAAAACAATTGGATTACAAACAAAATATGTTCCGTTACTAAATTTAACGCTTGGCATTGTGCTAGGCGTTTTATTTTTGGGCGGAGATATCAAAACAAATGTATTTCAAGGAATCATCATTGGACTGTCAGCAAGTGGATTATTTGACCACACAAAAATTATAAAAAAGGATGTTGATGCTAAATGAAAAAGACAATGAAACATATTACCTCGTTCCTTATGATTCTAGTACTTGCTGGTTCTTTTGCTACAAGTGCTTTTGCTGATAGAACGCTTATTATTCCAGATTTACCAAAACAACCATACCGTTATGGTGTAGGTGCTTATGAGGGAGTTGTAGCACATTCTACAGCAACTCTAGAAGCTCCAGCTATTAACATTCAAAAATATGAGTCTCGAACATGGAGAAATGCATTTGTTCACTATGCAGTTGATTGGGACGAAACAATACAAATTGCTGATACAAAATACATTGCTTATGGTGGCGGTCCTGCTGCTAATAAACGATTTGTACATGTAGAGTTATGCGAAACAGCGGACTATACTAAATTCAAACGCAGCTATGACAAATACGTTAAGTTACTAGCTAAAATCTTACGTGACCGTGGGTTATCTGTAGAAAAAGGATTGTGGACACATAGTGATGTAACTCATTACCTTGGTGGTACGGATCATGAAGATCCAATTGATTACTTGAAGTCTCATGGAGTTTCAGAAGCTCAATTTAGAGCAGATGTACAACGAGTATACAATAATTCTAGTGTAGATGTTTCTGTTCCTGAGCAGCCATTTAAACCATCGGAAGTACCAACAGCAGTAACAGACGGTATCGCCTATATTGAAGGTTACAACGTTAACTTACGTAAAGGACCAGGTACAAGCTATTCTAAAATTCGTCAACTAAACAAACCAGAATCTTATATTGTGTGGGCGGAAAAGGATGGTTGGTTAAATCTCGGTGGAGATCAGTGGATTAAAAACGATCCATCTTATATAAAGTTTAATAAGAAAAGCACAGTAGATTCTTCTATTGTTGGAAAGCGTGTTGTTTCAAAAGTTAACAATCTACGTTTCTATGATACTCCATCTTGGCAGGGTAAAGATGTGGCTGGTTCTGTAGATGTAGGATTAGGATTTACAATTGATGCGAAAGTAAATGTAAATGGTTCACCGCAATATAAAGTGCACAATAGCAAAGGAAAAACATACTATGTAACAGCAAGTGAAGCCTATGTGTATGTTAAGTGAAAAAAGAGGTCTACTCAAATTATGAGTAGACCTCTTTTTTATTTAGTTATCTCACTAATTTATCAAACGTAACCTAAATGGATAGCGTTTGTACAATGTAAATCGCAGCAAAAAAACAAGGATAAGTTTATCGCTAAATTTATTGATATAATAAAAAGCGAATGAAAAGCACATTTGGATATAAATTAGGAGGAGTGCTTAATGCAAACATTACTAGGTGAATCCATGAAGCCTACTGTTGAAAGTATATTAGATTATATAAAAAGGGATAATACAAGTTCAGCCATTTTATTAAATGGGAAATGGGGGAGCGGTAAAACTTATTTTTGGAAGAATGTATTGCAAGAGAGGATTCAAAGTGAGGGGAAGAAGGTAATTTATGTATCTCTATATGGTATTAGTAGTATAGAAGAAATTAATAAAAAAATTGTATTGAGTAGGTGGGAATTTGTTGAAAAGATTTCACAAAGTAAAGCAGGGGGAGGAATTACTGAATTAGGAAAAGTTGCTTTTGGTGTGATTAAAAAAATTGATCCTACAGGTCTAAGTGACCAGCTTACTAATATGAATTTTAAGGATATACTAAATTATACTGATGTTGTTCTATGTTTTGATGATTTAGAACGGGTGAATATGCGAATTGATGAGGTATTAGGACATATAAACAACTTTGTGGAACATGATGGTACGAAAGTTATAATTATTGGAAATGAAGAAGAAATAGCCGAAAAATTAAACGATCAGAATCGTGAACTTAAGATGTTGACTACATATTTTTATTTGAAAAAAACAGAAGGGGAGAATATATTAGAAAATGATTTAATCACTGAAAAATTAAATGATTTATTTCATAAAAAAAAATGA